AGCATCATACCGCCATCAGCAACAAAACGCTTCTCTTCCTCGGTAAGAAGATCTTTACAAACTCCTCCCTCACACAAAGCATAAAACTCTCTTAATAATTTCTGACTCATCTCAATCCCTTTAAAAAATTAAGCGGGCGCAACCCGCTCGCCTATGCAGCCTTTCTTACAAAGTCTGACTGGCTGAAGCATCCACTTGCGTGTCCAAAAATCACTCATCACTCATCTCCTTGTTTGGCTTTAGAACCAACATTCTGCTCTAACATTTTAAGAATTCTTTCTAGCATAGATCTATATTGCGTTAAATCAATTCCCGGTTTTGATGCTAAGTTAGAGATATATTGCTCAATTTGGTTAATAAGTCCAGCCTCTTGACCAGTTAATTCTTTTTCAGTGTCAGAAATTCTAGATAAAGCATCTTTTCTTCTTTGAGAAGCAGTGGCGGTTTGAGTAGCTAGCTTTGTAGGATCAGCAGCTTGCTCGTTTGCTAACTCTTCAAGAATAATCTCTTTTAGTTTACTCTTCGTGATCTTCATTTCCAATCCTCATGTTTTGCGCTATTTGAATTCCGTCATCACTAAACACCATATTCAAGATATAAGATGTTCCAGATGAAAGAGAACCCATAATAACGAAATTAAACAAACTTACGTCAAAACTAAATAGTTCGGTTAGCGGAGAAAGTAAAACTAAAAACCAGCCAACGTGGAAACCCATACACATCGGACAATGAAAAACTTTACCATAACCTTTAAAGCTATCTTTTGCTGGTCTTAATTTTTTTATTAGTGGCATGTCACTATACACAAGAATTTGTGTGAGACCATAAGCAGCAAGAATAAAAATTAATATTTCCATTGTTTCTCCCTACGGGACCACCATTGTTCTGCCATCATATTGTGTTGATAGAAAATCTAAAAGCTTTTGTGTAATGTCATCATCTCTTAAAAGACGATCAGGGTCTTGTCTTTTAACATAATCAATAAAAGAATTTAAAAATTGATTCTCTACTTTATCATCAACAATAGCACTTACTTGATCATCTACATTTAAAAAAGTATCTAAAACAGTATTTGTTTTTTTATCATCAGGCAATTTATACATGTTTTTTATAAGATCAATACCACTCTTTATTGTGCCTAACCCTATTGCGTCTATCGCCAAACCTAAAGCAAAGCCCTTAAATTCATTTTTACTTTTGGCGCTCTTTGCCAATTCTAATTGTTTTCGCAAGTCACCGTATGTATTTAGCTGGATTGGAGCTTGCTCCTTTAATAGTCGTCTCCAATTCTCCATTATTAATTTCATTTCAGACATAAAGATTACTCCAAAGTGTAAAGGTAGTTCATAGAATAAGGATCTCTAATATAACCTTTACGAATAGATCCTTGCTTAACAGCCTGTGGGACCTCGCCCAACTCTGTAGAATCAGTCTTGTTTGGATCAATTAACTCATCATCTGTCATAGAAACAATAGCTTCCGTATGCTCAAAATATGGACGCTCTTCGGTAATAAATTGTGAAATGTTTACGAGTGCTAACTTTGCGGCACTAGTCTCCTCTTTAGAGGGCTTCTGCATGGTTGCTTCAAAAGAACCATAAAAGGAGCCAGCCTGAATGGACTCTGGGATAACAATGCCTTTTTTCTTAAGATAAGTAAAAAGTCTATTTTGTGCTCCATAAACATAATCAGAAGCAACTTCTTTTGGAAAAGCGATAACTTTGTTTTGAGCAGACGAAAGAATGATGTCTATGTCGCCGTGATCAAAGATCATAAGATCACCCGAAAGGCTCTTTCGGATGTCCATTTCAAGGGTGACTAATTTTCTGTTGGCTTTATTGCCAACTCTAATCGTTATCGCCATTATAAATTTCCTCAACTAATGACTGGGTTTTAAGAACAGTCATCAAAACATTTTCGTTGATGTCTGATTTAGCAAAAGACTTTAACTTCTCAACAATCTGATTTGTCTTGTTAAGCATATCCTCATCATTCTTGATATCATCAACATTAACAGCCTCGGCAAGTTTTGTTTTAAGACGACCAATCTCTGTATTAAGATACATCTTCAACTCTAAGCCATTATCAGAGAAAGATGTAATGTATCTTGTAAGAAGATCTTTTTGCTCTTTAAGAAGCCCACTCTCATACTTGTCGTTGAACTTACCAACAAAGGTTCTAAAAGTAACATTATCAATAGCGGGCGTATCAACATTCTGTGCTGTTGTACTCATACCCTTTAGAATCTCGCCCTCAAGAATAACTCTATTCTTTGGTGATGTCTTTTGTGAAAACATCTGGTCAATTGTAGCAAGGGCTTTGTAGTTTGGAACAAAGTTGTTGAAGATCTCTGGGGTAAGTTCTTTATTGATGTCGTGGATCAACTCGGTCTGCTGCTTGAACAATCCAGTTGGATCAATCATCATCTTTTGTCTGCGAGACTCTGTAAGAACTTTTTGTGATGTATTCTCATCAAGGCTTTGATTTTCATAAAGAGATCTATAACATTCAAGATCTTGTCTCAATAAACTTTTAGAGTGAAAGTGTCTTTTAATAATAGAGATAGTTTTATCTCTTCTTTCAACATCTTCTTTAAGAACAGCAACTGTCGCTTCTCTTACTAATGCCTCATAAACAAAAGCAGTATTACGCTTTTTATTATGTCTAATTTTCATTCTTTTGCTCCACTAAAGTCTCTTTCTTGGTGTCTAAACCTTCCAAGAGAACACGCAAATTGCTATCAATCTCAAATAAACGAGATTCTTCTGTGCGCTCTCTTATGGTATAAATAGATTCATCTTGCTCATAAATACCTACATTAGAGCCAATTGGGTTTGCGAGTGTATTAATCTCGGAACCTGGGAGTGTGTTTCTATTCCCAGAACTTGCTTTTTGTGCTCCACTAGCAGCCTTCATAGACCTGCTACGGGGACCACCACCAGAGCGTCTATCGTCGCGCTTAGGGTAATAGATTTTCTTACCCTTGCTGTTTGGTCCACCATGAATTCTTGGAGCATCACGAGAGCCAGGAGGCACTGCTAATAATGGGGACTCATCGCCGGCGCCTGCTTCAGGCTCACCTCCAGGAGCTGGGGTCTCTCCTGGTGCCTCTGGTGCTAAATCAGCAGGCTCAATTTCTGCTGGTCCTCCAGCTTCACCACCTAAATCACCACCAAGGTCACCGCCGAGAGCTGCGCCAAGATCACCACCGGCAGCACCGCCTGCGGCTGCTTGTTCAGCAACGGCTTGTAGCGCAGCATCGTGCTTACGATCATAATACATCTCGCGCTGGTTACGCATAAACTCCTCGTTACCCATACCAAAGATGTGCTCCATAACCCAACGACGAGAGAAGTAGCCTTCGGTAGCAGACGCAGCAATATCAAACTTCTGCTTCCAATGCTCAATCTCTTGAAGTTCGGCAATCTTGGAAGGATTATTAAGAGTAAGCTCAAAGTTTAAAAGATCATCACCACGGAAACCTAAAGTATAAAGATGAATAATTCCAATCTTTGTAAGCTCTGCGATAATAACGCGCTGCAATCTTTGAATAGTTCTAGCAAAACGGATGTCTTTCTGAGCTAATGTTGTCTTATCTTCAGCGGCACCCTCACCCATAGCCAAATATGCTTGTGGTATTTTAAGAGCGGAGAATAACTTATCACGAAGATACTTAACATCATCAATCGCTGTTGTATTGGTTCCCCCAGCAAGGTTTTGAATATCAGTAACAGAGCCAGGGCGAACAGGAATAAAATAATCTTCTTCAATAGACAAAGGATTATAGCGAAGATCAATTTGTCCTGTATTTGGATCGACAACGGAATGACGCTTTAGTTGTGTAACAATTTTCTGCATGTATTGTTCAACGTCTTGTGGTGGAATTGCACCAACATCAATCTTAAAAAGCCTGCGCTCGGAAGAACGAACAACACGATAAGCCAACATTGAATCTTCCATAAGTGTAAGCTGACGCCAAATGCGACGAGCCGGCTCCAAAATAGAAGATCCATATGGAACATATTTATCGTTTCCTAAAATGCGAAAATGACAGACCTGCCAGTTTTCAAAAGTCATACCTGCTGAGTTCCACTGATATTGGACATAATTTGGGTTTGTAGAATCTTTACCCTCTAATCTTTCAATCTCTGTTGGTGGAAGAGCGATAACGGATTTTACGCCATACTTGTCATCAATATCCAAATATAAAAAGAAGTCTCCATACTTACACATTGTGCGAGACCAACCAAAAAGATTATATTTAAGATTAAGTACTTGATCAAAAAGGATGTTTAGTACTGCTCTGATCTCTTCGTTGGTACATTTAATATTAAGCATCGGACGAAGTTCAGAATAAGTTGTCATTTCATCAGCGTAAATATCTAACGTAGAAGCAATCTCTGGTGTGTATTCCATCTGATCAAAGTCAACATAACGCTCTGTGCGGCGCTGGTTAGCCATAGCATCAGTAGCAACAACATCAAGCGGGTTATAAACAGACTTTTTAAATTGTTGTCCGGAAGCAGACTTAAATCGAGACCCAAATTTATCTAAATGCTGCCGACGAATACGACGACCAGACTGAGAACGATAATTAATGATTGGTCCGGAGAACAATCTTGTAAGCGCTCTAAATAAATCCGATTGTGGGTTTGCTGGGTTTCTTGAATTTCTTCTTGCCATT